TATAAAACCCCGGAGCAGGCAGCTGAGTCACGCAGAAAAGCCAATGCCAGATTGGCCAGTCTGGACGAAGCATACCAGAAGCATATTGCAGCTACCTATTACCGCGGCAATATGCCCTGGCTGGAAGGTGATGATGGCTATGACGGTTAAAGAATATTTATCCCGGGCTTACCGAATTGACCAGCGCATAAACAGTAAGCTGGAACTGGTGGCGTCACTCAGGGATTTAGCCAGGAAAGCTACTGCAACGCTGTCGGACATGCCCCGTAACACCAGCAATAATATTCATTCCATGGAAGATATCATTGTAAAGATCGTTGATCTGGAAAATGAAATCAACCAGGACATTGATGAACTGGTAGATTTGAAACGGGAGATCGTAACCATCATCAAAAAAATTGAAAACCCAGTGTACCAAACTTTGCTTGAACTTAGATACCTGGGCTTTAAAAGCTGGGAGCAGATCGCTGTTGAAATGGGATATAGCCTGCAGCACGTTTTTAGGATGCATAAAAGGGCTTTGAATAAGGTAATTCAAAAAGATGAGAGTAAATGTGATAAAAAGAGAGTATGAGTCTGTTCCATAATTAAAGTAGAAAATTGCTTAAATCATTAAGCCTCCGCAGGTTGCTTTGCGGGGGCTTTTTGTATGCCAATAACGAGGTGAAGCTTAATGCCCTTTAAACCCAAACGGCCGTGTTCTTACCCGGGCTGTCCAAAGCTAACACACGACAGGTTTTGCGAAGAACATCAAAAGCTGACCGACAAACAATATGAAAAGTACCAGCGTGACCTGATCGTAAAGAAACGCTACAACAGGACTTGGAAACGAATCCGCGACCGGTACATTGCCGCACACCCTCTCTGCGAGAAGTGCGCAAGTCTCGGACGGGTCACCCCAGCCCAGGAAGTACACCACATCAAGCCGCTGTCCCAGGGAGGCACCAACGATATGGACAACCTCATGAGTTTGTGTACATCCTGCCACTCCGAGATCACTGCCCGCGAAGGCGGTCGTTGGAGGAAATGAGTTTCATGTCTCCCACAGGGGGATCTAAATCTCTACAACCCTACCCTGGAGAACGGGCGGCCCCCTTCGCGCGCAAAAATCACGGTTCAAACGGGGGATTAAACCCTGCCACAGTAAGGAGGTGAAGGCTTGTGGCAAAAGACGGAACCAATAGGGGCGGCCGCAGGGTCCGCGCCGGTGACAAGCCGCAGCCCCTGGCTGACAAAATCTCGGCCGGAAAGGCCGCAAAAGTTTTAGCAGCCCCGGAACTGCATCCCGAGTCGATGCTTGAAGCGGGCGACCTTGACGATACAGCCGATTTATACGGAGAAGATATGCCCACGCCCAGCGATTACCTCAGCGCGAGACAGAAAGACGGTAAGCCGCTGGGCGCTGACGCTCTGTTTAAAGAAACCTGGAAATGGCTTAAAGAGCGTGGGTGTGAGAAATTCGTTAACCCAAGATTGATTGAAGCCTATGCCCAGGCTTTCACTCGCTACATCCAGTGTGAGGAAGCTATCAGCACCTACGGGCTTTTAGGGAAGCACCCGACCACGGGCGGCGCTATAGCCAGCCCCTTCGTACAGATGAGCCAATCCTTTCAGAAGCAGGCCAACCTCATCTGGTACGAGATTTTTGACATCGTAAAACAGAATTGCACTACAGCCTTCGTCGGCAACCCGCAGGACGATATTATGGAAGCCCTGCTGTCAGGCAGGAAAGGACGGTAGGTAGGATGAACACAACCGAGCGTTTTGAAAAAGTTAATATCGACCGGTTAGTACCATATGCTCGCAATGCCCGCACACATAGCAAGGAGCAAATACTTCAGCTTCGAGCATCACTTAGGGAGTTCGGCTTCGTCAATCCGGTCATCGTAGATAAAGATCTCAATGTCATCGCCGGGCACGGGCGCATCCTCGCTGCCAAGGAGGAAGGTATTGCTGAAATACCTTGCGTGTTTGCGGAACACCTGACCGAAGCCCAGAAGCGAGCCTACATTATAGCTGACAACCGCCTCGCCCTGAACGCTGGCTGGGACGCGGAGATGCTCTCGGTAGAGATTGCTGATTTGCAGGCCGCCGATTTTGACGTATCTCTTCTCGGCTTTGACGACGCGGAACTGAACAAACTACTGGGCGGTGCCGAGGACGTGAAGGACGACGACTTCGATGTGGAAGGCGAACTGGCCAAGCCTGCTATAACTAAGGCGGGTGACCTCTGGTTTCTGGGACAGCACCGCTTGGTCTGCGGTGACAGTACCAAAGCGGAGACCTTTTCCCTGCTTATGGACGGCAAACTTGCCAACCTGGTGGTGACAGACCCTCCCTATAACGTCAACTATGAGGGTACGGCGGGCAAAATTAAAAATGACAATATGGCGGACCAAAAGTTCTATCAGTTTCTGCTGGAAGCTTTCACCCTGACCGAAAAGGCAATGGCCAAGGATGCGAGTATCTATGTGTTCCACGCCGATACCGAGGGACTAAATTTCCGAAAAGCCTTTTTGGAAGCGGGATTCTATCTTTCGGGAACGTGTATCTGGAAAAAGCAGTCGCTGGTACTGGGGCGCTCGCCTTACCAGTGGCAGCACGAGCCGATCCTGTTTGGCTGGAAGAAAACGGGCAAACACGCCTGGTACTCCGATCGTAAGCAGTCTACCATCTGGGAGTTTGACAAGCCCAGGAAGAACGCTGATCACCCGACCATGAAACCCGTGCCGCTGGTAGCTCACCCGATACTCAACTCCAGCATGACAGGGTGTATTGTTATTGATCCGTTCGGTGGTTCCGGCAGTACCCTGATCGCCTGTGAGCAGACCGGCCGGATTTGCCACACCGTGGAACTGGACGAGAAGTTCTGCGATGTTATTGTGAATAGGTACATTGAATTTAAAGGTTCTGACGCTGATGTTTTCCTTATGCGCGGCGGTCAGAAAATACCCTTTAAAAGCGTGTAAAAACTGGTATAAAGGCTTGCTATTCCACAGCTTAAGAGTGATGTATATGACTACCAAAACAGAAAGGTGGTCAATCTCATGGAATTTAAGTTTAACGTTACCGGCGCTAGGCGCAAAGAACTTGTAATGGCAATCAGCGAAATCCTGAATACTGCGCCGGAATACAAAGGCGCTCCGACCTTTGCTTATGTCATAGGCGGTTTTACCGTCAACAAAGAAGGCACCCTCAGCGCCAGTGAAAACAACAGCGACGAAGATCTTGAGCAATTATTAAACGAGCTTGATAAGCGCGGATTTCAGTTCGAAGCACCAAGCGAACTGGTTATTGAGATGCCCGGGGAAGGTTTTACCGAAGCCGCCATTGCCAATCTGGAGCGGCTGGTTAAGAGCAAAGAAACTCTTATTAAGAAAGCCTTGGGCACAAATAGGTTGCCTATTGAACAGACCGAGGACAGGCTGCGTTTCCCCTGGTTCTCCGGAAGCCTTGCAGCGGAAGAAGTCAACGCCTATTCCCGCTTCATCGGGGCGCTCTGCGCCATGGCCAAGAACCAGCATCGGGTAACCGCCACCGAAAAGGCTTATGACAACGAAAAATACGCCTTTCGCTGCTTCTTGCTGCGCTTAGGATTTATCGGGCCGGAATACAAAGCGGAACGAAAAATCCTGCTCTCCAGGCTGACCGGCAGCGCCGCTTTCAAAAACGGCCAGCGCAATTCGGAGGAGGGGACTGAAGCATGAAGCAGATTCATCCTGAAATGTTAAAGGTGCTGAGGTCATATTATCCCCCGGGTACGCGGGTCGAACTGGTCCGTATGGAGGACCCATACACCAGGCTGAAGCCCGGCGACCAGGGCACAGTATCATTTGTAGACGATACCGGCACCGTATTTGTCAACTGGGACTCCGGTAGCGGGCTGGGGGTAGTATATGGCGAGGATGAGATAAGAAAACTCGATGATACCCTGCGCCGGGCAGCCGCCGAATCCGCAGACATGGAGGAGGCCAAATGAATGAGACCATACGGATGCAGATTTTAGCTATCAGGAAAAGCGGCGTCACGAATATGTTTGACCTCCCCCGCGTTAGGCAGGAAGCATACACCCGAGGCTTTTACGAACTGGTCATCTACCTTAATGACCACAAGGCCGATTACTGCCGCTTTATACTGACGGGCGAGGAAGATGAGAGCAAATAACTGAAGACCAATAAATATATGGTTAACAGAGCTTCTTATGAGGCTCTTTTCTTTTGTTCGCTTTAAGAAAGGAGGCGGCAATATACGTAAACTAAAGAAATATAAACCGACACAGTTTATGGCACCGGATTCAAAATACAGCAAAGATGCCGCCGACTATGCTGTGGCGTTCATCCAAGCCCTGTGCCACACCAAAGGCTCTTGGGCTGGCAAGCCCTTTGAACTCATCGACTGGCAGGAACAGATTATACGCGATATTTTTGGGATACTGAAACCCAATGGCTACAGGCAATTCAATACGGCTTATGTGGAGATTCCAAAGAAAATGGGTAAGTCTGAACTGGCGGCCGCCATTGCCTTGCTTCTCACCTGCGGGGACAACGAGGAGCGTGCCGAGGTTTACGGCTGTGCCGCCGACCGCCAGCAGGCATCCATCGTGTTTGAGGTTGCCGCCGATATGGTACGGATGTGCCCCGCACTGAGCAAACGTGTTAAGATCCTGGCTTCCACCAAGCGGCTTATTTACCTGCCGACCAATAGCTTTTATCAAGTGCTGTCGGCTGAAGCCTATTCGAAGCATGGTTTCAACATCCACGGCGTGGTATTTGACGAGCTGCATACCCAGCCTAATCGGAAATTGTTTGACGTCATGACCAAAGGCTCCGGGGATGCAAGGATGCAGCCGCTCTACTTCCTCATCACGACAGCGGGCGATAACGTCAACAGTATTTGTTATGAGGTGCATCAAAAAGCCAAAGACCTGCTAGCCGGTCGCAAGCATGATGCGACGTTTTATCCTGTAATCTATGGAGCAGAGGAAGATGACGACTGGACTGACCCTAAAGTCTGGAAAAAAGTTAATCCGTCGCTGGGTATAACCGTAAGTATCGACAAGATTAAAGCTGCCTGTGAAAGCGCGAAACAAAACCCCGCTGAGGAAAATAGCTTTCGGCAACTTAGACTCAACCAATGGGTCAAACAGGCAGTGCGCTGGATGCCCATGGAGAAATGGGATAAGTGTGCTTTCAAGGTTGACCCGGGAAAACTAAAAGGCAGGGTTTGCTATGGAGGGTTAGATTTGTCCAGTACGACTGATATAACAGCTTTTGTGCTGGTGTTTCCCCCGGTGGATGAGGACGATAAATTTCATATTCTCCCCTACTTCTGGATACCGGAAGAAAACCTAGACATTAGGGTACGGCGCGATCACGTAAACTACGACCTGTGGCAAAAACAAGGTTTTCTGAAAACCACCGAGGGCAACGTGGTCCACTACGGATTCATTGAAAGCTTCATCGAGGAACTTGGGACCCAGTATAACATCCGTGAGATTGCCTTTGACCGCTGGGGAGCGGTCCAGATGACACAGAACTTGGAAGGGCTTGGTTTTACGGTGGTGCCGTTTGGCCAGGGGTTTAAGGATATGTCCCCTCCTACCAAGGAACTAATGAAACTGACCCTGGAAGAAAAAATCGCCCATGGCGGCCATCCGGTTCTGCGCTGGATGATGGATAATATTTTTATCCGTACTGACCCGGCTGGAAATATCAAACCTGACAAAGAGAAAAGCACCGAGCGGATTGATGGGGCGGTAGCCACAATTATGGCATTGGATAGAGCAATAAGAAATGATAATAGGGCAAGTGTTTATGATGATAGGGGGATTCTGTTTCTGTAACCCGGCCAATTATTTACATATTTATATCTAAGATATAATATGGAATAAATTATTGCTTAAAGGGGGATAGACTATGAGCGTTGGTTGGGTTACATGTCCAAAATGCCATGAAGAATACTACATTGAACATATTAAATTTCCTTTTAAAGATGTGGGTAGTTCATTGGAATGTTTGAAATGTGGAACGACATTACATACATGGGGAAAAGGAACAGACGATTATCGGCTACGTACTAAGGAGGACATGAGAAAAGCTCAAGAATACGAGGATTCAAAGCCAACATGTGTCTGTGGGGCAAAGATGACTCTTAGAAACGGTCAGTATGGATATTTTTGGGGTTGTTCTAGATATCCTGCGTGTACAAATACTCAGAAGTATAATCGTTAACATTGTATATATAACCCAAGTAAACAAGAAACGATATTGATTCAGCCACTTCGTAAAGAAGTGGTTTTTTCATGACCATTTTTAGGAGGAACATTTTATGAAAATACCCGTATTATCAAGATTATTAAAGCCCCGAGCAAGTCCTAAAAATCGTCTGTATGGCAGCACATACAGCTTTTTCTTCGGCGGAACCGCCAGCGGCAAAACCGTCAATGAAAGAACTGCCATGCAGACCACCGCGGTATATGCCTGCGTTCGCATCCTGGCGGAAACCATAGCCAGCTTGCCGCTCAATGTTTACCGCTCTACAGACAACGGCAAGGAGAAAGCCATAGACCACCAGCTATATTATCTGCTCCATGATGAGCCTAATCCGGAGATGACTTCATTTGTGTTTCGGGAAACACTGATGAGTCATCTTTTATTATGGGGCAACGCCTATGCCCAGATAATTAGAGACGGTAGGGGCCGAATCTTAGCTCTTTATCCCCTGCTGCCCGACCGCATGACAGTGGATCGGACAACTGATGGACAGCTCTATTTCGAATACCGCAAGGACACCGGATATGTGATCTTAAGGCCAGAAGATATCCTGCATATTCCCGGGCTTGGTTTTGATGGACTGGTGGGTTACTCTCCTATCGCTATGGCCAAGAACGCCATAGGCATGGCGATTGCCACCGAAGAATACGGGGGTAAATTCTTTGCCAATGGAGCCAGTCCAGGCGGAGTTTTAGAGCATCCCGGGGTAGTCAAAGATCCGGCCCGAATCCGGGAAAGCTGGAACACGGTCTACCAGGGCAGCGGCAACGCCCATCGGATAGCTGTTCTGGAAGAAGGTATGAAATTTCAGCCGATAGGAATTCCGCCGGAACAGGCGCAGTTTCTTGAAACCAGGAAGTTTCAGACTGAGGAGATATGTCGGATCTTTCGGGTGCCACCCCATCTGGTGGCTAACTTGGACAAAGCCACTTTCAGCAACATCGAGCATCAATCTATCAGTTTTGTAGTCCATACCATCCGGCCCTGGCTGGTAAGGCTCGAGCAAGGAATGAATAAAGCTCTGCTCACCCCATCCGAAAAAGGCCAGTATTTTGTGGGCTTTGTGGTGGATGGACTATTGCGGGGCGACTATGCATCGAGGATGCAA